CGGGTTCAATTCCCGCCGTCTCCACCAACCAAACCGAATTAAGCCCCTGATTTTAGGGGCTTTTTTCGTTTCTAGACTTAAATTTTTTATGGATGTGTCAACGGAACGTCAACACCGGAGAAAGGATTAAGCCTCACGGCGTCCACAAGATGATCAGGAGAGAGGTGGGCATAGCGCATAGTCATGTTAATGGTGGAGTGACCGAGGATCTTCTGCAGAGTGAGGAGATGGCCACCGTTCATGGAAAAATGACTTGCAAACGTATGGCGCAAAACATGAGAACACTGACCCTTGGGCAACTGGATACCGGACTGATCAAGGCATCGTCGAAAGGCACTCAAAGAGCCAGAAAAATGAGAATAAAACACCAGGTGTTTCGTCAACTCCTGAAAAAGACCAGGCGAAAGAGGCACCGTGCGAGACTTGCCAGATTTTGTATTGACAAAGGTAACACTAGAATTACGTAAGTGACGCACTGTTAAACGCTCAACCTCACCCCACCTGGCCCCAGTTGAAAGGCAAAGGCGTGTCAATAAAAAAACATGAGGGTTAGCGGTAAAATTAGCAATCGTGTGAAGCAGATGCTGAACCTGATCAGACGTGAGCCAGGACAACTCTATTTCATCCACACGAACGGGAGAAACGGACTCAATAGGGTTAGTGTAAGAAATTTCGCGAAGCCGGTACAGTTCGTTATAGACGGCATTAAGGTAACCGAGATGGTTATTGAGAGTTTTTGGAGCTATGCCAGCTGAAACCTTTAAACCTCTATACTGCAAGAAATCTGCTGGTTTAAGTGATGATGCTACCGGATCGCTAAGAATAGAAGCGATAGCCAGCAACGAACATTTGCGCCTATAGCCATCCTTCAAATGAATACCCTTAGCACCGTACCAAAGATCGACAAGATGACTGATCGTGCGCTTGTCCTGGGCAGAAGGATTCCAGTCGTTACCCTGGGCATTGTGAGCTAACACAAACGATTCAAAACGGCGTGCCTCCAGCTTGGTATCAAAGCTTTTACGTATGCGACGAGATCCACGGCCGCCAGGCTGGATATCGACTTGCCAACGGCCCGTTGAAAGCTTCTTGATCATGAAGCCACCTTGGTAAGCAATCGACGGCGTATAAGTCCAATCTCTATGAGTTTGAAAAGCTCGTTCTTGCCAATGCCTCGATTACGGTAATAACTGGTGAGATCTTCCCAAAGACCAGATGTTTTCAAACAATCCCAAGCCTGGCGAGGGTTAAAATAGTTGCGGGCGTAAATGCTCATCAAATTACCGAATGCGAGAGAAACATTTTTCTCATTGCCGCAACCAGGCTGCTTTTTTAAACGTTTGTATGCCAAGCTTGGAGCATCCCAACCGAACGAGACGTCATCCCGAAGCTTAGTCCATACAGGGTGAATCAAGTCGCGTTTTACCTCAAACCTGTTGCGCTGTAAGGCATAGCGCCAAAGGCCTGTGAGGTGAGGGACAGCACCGGCGAAATCAACGATGGGCTCAATATCGGAACCTTGCCAAATTTCATTGACGATTCGATGATGAATCCGAATTTCAAGGCGCCAAACAGGCTTATCACGGTCATAGCAGGTGTCAGGGAATGACTCTTCACTAACAGCGCAGTCCCAGATACCCTCCATGAATGCGCGCTTGTCGGACACGTCAATTTCTTTCGATTTATCGTAAAGACAGGTCTGTAAACTATTGGCCTTGCCGAAAGTGTATGTCTCTCCACGACCGTTGACGGTTGAACCCGTCTCCCATTCTATGGAACTGACCCCGTTGTAAACGCTGACCGTTTTTGCGCGTGTTACAAAGGATTGCGCAAAATGAGTTGGAGGCTCCCAACCTTGAAAATCAACGGCCAGGTGAATAGCAATACCGGACGATTCCATACCGGTCAGAAAGTGACGACCCCAGAACATCAATTCATGATGAATCTGATCACTGGTGCGCTCGTAAAGCCAGCGGGGAGACGTTTCAATCTTAACGTGGGTGCCCTGACTATCGGCTTCTGCATAGAAATTCTGAATCAGGATAGTGAGGCCGTATTCACGATTTTGTAAGATGTAACGGAAACCACCGCGGCGGCCAGACATAACCCGAAAAAGCGTGTTATTGACTGTCACAGTGGCGTCATGGCCGGAATCATAGGAATAGGCAATTTCAGCGAGCAATTCAGGCTTCAGACGACCCTGAAAAAGCTGCCGAACCGTATCCACACCGCTCCAAAGAACGTTAACGCTGGAAAGATTAACCTGTTGACCACCTGGACCAATAAAAAGATCACCCTTACCAACTTCAGCGGTTAAAATATCAAGACGTTCGAAATCATGACTAGACATAATTGTGGTTCTCTGTGGCTGTATGAAGATTAACGATGTTATCTATAAGACGTGTTACAGGGACGTCTAGGAACGTTGCGCCGTGTGACCCAGTGCACCCGCTGCGCAGTCACCCTGGTTCACACGGCGCAACGACCGCAAATTCTTAATAATTGTTCTGTAAGCGCTCAGTGGCGCGGACCTGTTCAAGCCGCAACTGGTAACGCTCCTGTGGTGACATCCTTGGAAGTTCTAAATCAGAAGTCACAAGAGGCTTATCTGGGCCGCAGTAGCTGGTGTGAAGCCTGACAGTGTCGCTCCTGTCCTCATTCATGATAAGAATCTCGCAGCGATCGACAAAGCGGACTATATGGCCAGCAGCTCGAAGGTTCTCGACGTTGTATCGTTCCTCTTTTGACGCAATTTCAGCAAAAATGACTTTTCCGGTTTCATCTTGAGCAATACCAGATATAACGAAGCCGGCGAATTTCTCAGAAAGGGTTAACGGCTTATCCAATTCATCGGAAAAAACACCAGGTGGCGTTATTCCCGATGAATCAGAAACATCCTCAGAAAGAGCATTTGGCACAGGAGCCTGAAGAACCTCCGGTTCCGGCTGCATGACAGACGCCAGAGCTACACCCGCAAGAAGACCGCCAATAAGCGCGGCCACCTTAGAAAATCGTTTTAAGTAGATCTTTGTTAATCGCATAAAGAACCGCCATGTTTTTTTGCAAGCGTATCTGCCGTGAGTGTAATGAGGTGGAAGCACCTGGTACATACCGTGCGGGTAATTATCTGAAAACATCTGTTTAGTATCAAAGGCGGGATAAAGATCAACGCCGCGATACCACCAAGTATCCACTTTTAGACTATTGGGAAGATCACCGTATTTAACGATACCCATATGGATCTTTGGCTTAGAAATATGTTTGTTCGTAATCAACTTTGCAATTGTGTCTACAAGAGGATATTTCAACCGGTCAAGACGGCGACAGTACACGACAAACTCACCCACGCTTTTGCGTGCTTGTTTATCGATCATACTGATATCTTGAATAATAAAAATTATATCCCAACCGAGCTTACGAGCATGAAGGAGCCACTCGATAAGGGCGGGACGATCTTTATCCTGCCAGCTTCGGGCGTTGAACCAAGTACCGCACTCATCAAGGACGATCAAACCATTTTTTTCTTCGTCGTAACTGAGGTTACCGGAACCTATGCCCACCATATCGTTCAGTGCCGGTTTATCTGGTAAACGATAAACAACCGTTTTTTTTGCATTTGGACCAATCAACTTGTTAAGACGCAATTCTAAATTCGTTGCCACTGGACGACCTTCTATAAGAACATCGCGTATCTTGCCGACAGACGCCAACGTTTTACCGCTGCCGAGCTTACCAGTCACAAAATAAACAGCCATTAGACTAACTTCGATTGAATGATGGTTATATTCCAATCATAAGCCCACTTCAAAGTTTTTGCGGAAACAATGGCTCCGAAACATCCTGCCGTATTTGAAGGCAAAAACATAAAGACAGGACCAAAATCAGGAAAAGCCACGTAAATCCCATTAAGCAAAGCGTATATAGCAGCAACAAAGACGCCCGTAACAGTTACAAATGCAGCAACTACCACTACCACTACCGCTACCCGCTTGGTTAAGAACTTAGCAAAAAAACCGGCTAGACCCGAGCCAATAGCACCCAGAACTGACGCAATGAATATAGCCATTTATGAGCCTCCTGTAGATTTAGGTTGTGTTACAATATTAAACATAAATATTAATGTATACGCATAAAACAAAAAACCCAAAAGATCTCTAATAACCGCCGTGTCGTCACACGTTATCTCAAAAGAAGCTAAACCATAACTCATGCCTACAGGTGCACATGAACCTTTGGGAATTATTCCTAATAAATTATCACCGATCAACTCAAGATTAGAATCAGCCTTCGTGCCCGACATAGGATTGTCAGACATAGTTTCCATAAGCTCATCGACACCGGTTCCAGCTATAGCAGCATCACCAGCCTCACTTATATCAGACTCGTAATCACCAGGTGTTTTAGAACCTTCTGCCGTTAAGCTAGCCTCCAAGTTCTTAATATCGCCAGATAAACCGTCAATGCCTTTATTTATTTCGGATAATTCTTTATTACCGAGCTTTTGTTGCTTTTCGGACGAACTACCGTCAGTTGTTGTACCCGAATCAGCCTGATTAGAGGGATCGCCGCCCTGGTCAGGAGGACGGGAATCAATCACGTCATTAGTATCATCACCATCCAGATTGCCGCCATTTTTTGGGTGATCCGGTGATTCGGGTTCGACTTTGTCGCCATCTGGGGTGAAACACACTTGCTCACCATTAAAAGATCCGCAGCCCTCCACAACTGGATCAACGCACGAAAAAGCGCCGTTCTTTGTGCCGCAAACGTTGTCGGGCTCAGGACAAACCGTTTTTCCGTCAACCTCGTAACAGGCAGGATCATCCGTTAGACACATTTCCATCCCGTCAGAATTTACAACGCAACCTTCGGGAACGCCATCGTCAGGATCATCTTTACCAATGGGGAGACATGTATCTCTCATGTCTCCTAACGTAATAAAACAAACAGATTTAGGTTCAACACATGAGCCGAACTCATCTATATAATCTGGAGAAACACAAGGCTCAGGAGCAGTAGACCAATAATATTTGAAAGTATTAGAAGGACCGGAATTGGTAGAAACTACGAAATAGCCGAAATAACCATAATGCAGAAGGTCGGGATTGTATTGACCTAAATCTCGACAATCATCATCACCTCGATAGACACGATTTTCACAAAGAGCTTTGGCTTCAGAGTAGGTATCAACAGAGTACGCAGGGCCCGAAAAAAGAGAAATTAAAGAGAAAGTTACGAAAAAAATTAATCTCATTTTAGAAACCAAAAAGACCGCCCGAAGGCGGCCGGACGTGTACCGAAAAAACCGGTTTTTAGGTGGCTTTATTGGCAAACTTCTTGAACAACTTCATCACGATGAAACCACCGACGATTGTTCCAAGCACTGGCCAAGCCAGTACTAACAGAGCCGCAAAATCGGAGGAAATGCCAGTAAAAGCCGTTCCTACAGCTACCGGAAGCTCAGCAGCTGCCGACGTTGACAGTGCAGTAAAACCACCGGCTACAACTACAAGAACGCCGTTCTTTTTAACCAATTTTAAAGTTTTTTTCATGACGAAACCTCATCTGCAAATTTTCTGAAGATTAATATTTTAAGGCTTATGGAGTATCCAATCACCCAGGCAACGACAAAATAGCCGAAGTATTGCAACAGGTCCGATTCGTTCATCGTTGGTGACCTGCTATCCAGCCGAGTGCAAACGTTAGAATGCACCCGAGCGCGAATTGCATGTTATTGAGGTTGTTTAAAGCCTCAATTATTAAATGAGATTGACCCATTTGAGCACCAGGTAAAGAAATAAACGCTGACATTACACTGACTTCTTAGCCGGATCTGGCTGTTGCTGGTTCCGTTGCCCAGGCACAATGCCAATAATGTGAGGCTGACTTTTACCATTAGCGGCCTTTTTCAGCTTGGCAATCAGTTTGACAGACTGGCCACTTTTGAAACCGTCAGAACTCAGCTGATCAAATACCGATGGATCAGCGGCTATTTTTGTAATTTCAAGTCCCAGGGTATTTGCGGCGTTGTCCCCTACTGGATTCTGGCCAGTAAAGATGGAGCAGTATGTATTTCCCTCAACGGTGACTTTGTTGCAGCTAAATACTGTAGCCGTCATTTCAAATTGCATGGTATTACTCCGCGTTTTTTGCCGTTTTATAGGCGTTGGTTTTTACGAGCTTTGGGTTTTACTTATTGATATCGAAAAGGCCGAAATAAAGACGCTTTATTAAGAGCGCTTCTTGTTCACGTAGCGCAATGCTGAAAGTAGGTTCCTGTCCAAAAGAAATTTCACGTTTCCAGAAGGCAATGCTCTGAGAAATGGCCGTTAATTGACGCTCCAGTAATCGCTGAAGCATGAGGCTTTCGATGTCCGTAATATTAATCGCAACCCGTCCCGGGCAGGCTCTAGTCGCTATGCTCCCTGCAACGACAGTTGCAGCCCTTACGGGTAATGATCCCTGTTGCCTGCCGCGCTCCGCTTGCCTCGACTGCTCACAGTTCGGAATCAAAGGGGGGTTCGCCCCCCTCGACACCGTCTCCGCTCTTTTACCGGCAACATGAGGCACGGCCTGATCATTGCAAGGCCAGGCGCTACGCGTGCTGCGCAGCCTTGCAATGATCATTCCGCACCCCCTGTAGGGCCGGCGAGCGGTGACGATGACGAGGGGGGCGAAAGGGAATTTTCAGTTACACCTGGATCAGAAAGACGAAGATCAGGGCAACCAGCGGAGAGCCAATCCGTGAGAACCGCACCGCCAAGGGTCCAGAGATCCGTTCCACGGGTAATGGCCTCGTGCTGGAGCTTGAGGTAAACAGACGATGGAGCCGCCACATAAAAACGGCGATCCTTGTCCTTGACGTTGAGTTGACGTGGCGGTATGCGAGACATTACGCGGCCTCCGAAACATTAAGGCCCATGATTTCTTTGATATAGAAATAAGCATGTCTAAGTTTTTGCCAATCAGCTTGTTGAAGGTCGCTATATGGAAAGTCAATCATAGTGTCAAGATTGACCCTCAAACGAATCAGCGTTTTTAATTCGTTACGATTAATGCCGTTATCAATCTCTTTGATAACAAGTTCAAAACAGTTAGCACACGCTGGGTCAAAGTTGATACTAGCGTCAAAGAGACCACGAGAACCGCCAATAACTGCCGCAATGCCGATACATGAAACGGCGTGACTAAGATCCTGAAGAGTTCGAGTTTCCAAAGGAAAATCAAACGGCGAAGGCGCACAATCAGTTGATGGGACGTCAAGTGGAAACATATCTTGATGGCTCATTAGAATTCATCCTTTTCGAGAGCTTCACGTGAAAGAGCGGCGACATTAACCAGGCGTGGCTTACCGATTTTTATTGACGGGAGGTGGCCCTTCTCAATCATTCCCCGTACCTGACCCTCAGTCAGTCCAGAGAGCTGAGAAAAACGCTCTTGCGTCATAACCGGTATAGATCCCATGAAAACCTGATTTTGTTCGTCCACTTTTCTGCACTCTGTTACACTACAATGGCAGATACAGAGTAACTGTACCTTCGTAATATTAACCATTATAATATCTATCGTAATATTTACCAATAAAAGATACCAATGATAAAAGACAGAATGATAGAGCTATTCAATGTACTGGAGGTGTCCTCCAGGGACATGGAACGGTCGACAGGAATAGACAGAAACAAGTGGTCTAATATTCGCGGGGGAAAACAGCGGGTAAATGAAGATCACATAGAAGCTATTTGCAAAATTTATCCACAGTTTGCGTACTGGCTAACGACGGGGAAAACGATTCCAGAAGCGGGACAAATTAGCCCGGAAATTGAAGTGGCGAGAAAAGAGCACAACCTGAAAATCGGATAGGTCTCCAGATAGCTAATCGAATTGCGAAAAGCTGGAGAAACCAAAGGGAATGATCAAAAAGAGGGATGCCGTCAACGTGAGTGGTGACGGCTTCAGGTTAAATCAGGGCTTCATGCTATTTCGGTAACGCATGCAAGCATTTATATTTTGAGGAGCGATCTGCACCGGAAAAACGGTCTGAAATTCTTCAAAAGCTGAAAACAGCGAAGCATTATAAGATTCGACGTAAGCAGACCAAAAAATAAGGCCAACAACAGACACAACTAGCCATGCAGCCATATTGGCGAGAAATACCGCTAAGAACATTCTAAATGAATGGAAGAGACTAACGAAAATGTCAACGAAGTGTCCACCAAACTGAGAAACAGAGTGTTTTTGTGTGGTCATGGAAAAACGTAAGTCTATGCTTTTATGACAATTGTGGTTTTGTGTGGGCTTTAAATAGATAAAGTAAA